TGCCAAGGCATCACAGAATCTCCAAACCCCCGGCTGGCTGCGCGCTAGTGCCGAGGCGGAGCGGTTCAGCGTGTTTGACGACAGCGTCGCTGGCTATAGCGCCATCTACACCAAACTGAGTTGGGTGCAGATCGCCGTTTCCGCCGTGGCGCAATCCGCCGCCGTCGTGCCCATGCAAATCAAGCAATTACAGAACGAGCAAACCGCCGCAATCGTGAATCATCCATTCGAGACACTGATGCGCCGCCCCAACCCACTCCAGAGCCGGTTTGAGTTTCTTGAGGCGCATCATAGCTACAAGCTCATCAGCGGTAATAGCTACTGGTATCTGTCGCGCACGTCGGAGAATGCGCCGCCCACTGAGCTATGGATGATCCCGCCGCATCAGATTGTACCGGTGCCTGATGGACAATCCTTCATTCGCGGCTATCTGTACGATACTGGCTACGGCCAGAAAATACCGCTAGAGCCGTGGGAGGTGTGCCACTTCAAAACCTTCAACCCGCTCAATAAGTTTCTGGGCCTTTCGCCCATGCAGTCACTCATGATCGCCGCCAATACCGATTTGTCTGCGCAGAAGTTCACCGCTAATTTTTACAGCAAGCATAACGCCAAGATTGCCGGTATCCTAGCGTTTGCCGATCCGATCAATGACAGCGACTGGAAGGCCATGCGCGCCGATATGGAGCGCGAGCATGGCGACGGCAAGAACCGCATCATGCGGCTACGCAACAGCGGCAAAGGCGGCGTGGAGTGGATTAGTACCCAACTCACCCAAGCCGAGATGCAATACCTTGAGCAGCGCGCCTTTACCAAAGAGGAAATCTTAGCCCTGTATGCGCCGGGCCTAGCTGCGTCAATCGATCCCAACGCCAACGAAGCGAGCGGGCGAACGGGTGACATGGTACTGAATGCCCGTGCGGTGTATCCGGCGCTCGTTGCCACGGATGAAAAGATCGCCAACGACATCTTGCCCGCCTATGGTGATAATCTGATCTGTGAGTCAGCCGACCCACGGCATAAAGATCGCGCCCTAGAATTGCAAGAGCAGCAGAGCGCCACATCCGTTATGACCATAGACGAAATCCGGCAACGCTTCTGGAATGCGCCGCCGCTTCCTGATGGGCGCGGGGCTGCTCTTGTTGGCGAGAGCGTTGCTACTGATACCCCATCAAGCGATGGCAGCAACACCGCACAGCAGCCAACCAAGGACATTCTCGGATACCACATTGAGCAAGGCGTGGTGAGTCGCAATGAAGCCCGCGCCAATCTTGGCCTACCCGCAGAGGACGAAAGCAAGTCTGAGCTACTGCGATCATTGACTGCAAAACTGACGGTCGTTAAAACCGCGATTGATACGGGCATCCCGCTTGAGGTAGCATTGCAACTTGTTGACATGCAAGTGGCATTGCCCGAAACGCCCAGCCCAGAGCCGCCAACTAATCCGCCCAACGACCCGCCACAACTCACCGATAGCCAGATGAGCGATGCGCCTGCCAAGGCCGATCTGGCACGCTGGGAGCGCAAAGCGATCAAGCGCCTGCTAGAGGGCAAGAGCGCGGCGGTGAGTTTCGAGAGTGATACCATCGACGCAGAGATAGCCGACGCCATCACGCACGCGCTCACGCACGCGGGCAGCGTGGAGGCGATTAAGGCGGCATTCAAGCGCGCGGCGGGCGATGCGCTTACACCGGATGAGCAGGCGATCTATGATGCTATTCTGCCAATCCTCCAGCGCTCGCAGTCCGATACCGCCAAGCGCATCATGCGCGGTGAGACGGTCGCACTGAGTGAGCTTGACGCCCAACTCCGCGCGGCGCTGCTGCCGGCCCTGGCGGAAGTTGCTACCGAACGCGCCTTTGCGCTGGCTGGTGAGATTGGCTTGACGTTTGATGAGAGCGGATCGCAGATCACCGCGTGGGCAGGCCGCTACACCGCAGAGCGGGTGAAAGGGCTCACCGATTATACCCGAACGGTGATTGAGCGGGTTGTCACCCAAATGCGCGAGAATCCCGGCATGACGCTGGGTGACGTGGCGCGATTGTTAGAACCGGCATTCGGCGCGCGGCGCGCTGATCTGATTGCCGTCACCGAGCACACCCGCGCGGCAAATCAGGCAGCGCAATACTACCAGGGCTATCTGCGTGAGAATGGGCTAGACTTCGAGCGGGTCAATCAAACCAATAACGACGAGCGGGTATGCCCGGTGTGCGGGCCGCTCGACGGCAAGCCCGCAAGCGAATGGCCGAATCCTGACGGCGCGCCCTGGCATCCTGGATGCCGGTGTAGCACCAGTCTAACGCGAGTAAAGCAATGACCATTACAATCACGGTCAAGGGCGTGGCGGAATTAGCCGCAGCCCTCAATGCGCCAATCGATGAACTGATGCGCCCGGTGTTGATCGGCGTGGCAAATGAGGCGCAAACGTTGCTTGCCAAGTATCCGGCCACGCTCCCCGGTCAACGTTATATTCGTGGGTATGGGTATCCTGGCGGGCCGCGCACGAGCGAGGGCTACGGGCGCAAGTTTCAAATCACGCCGATGAACCGCAGTGCGGTACTCCTGAACCTAGCCAGCTACGGCGGCTATGTGGGCAGCGCGCAAAGTCAGGCGCGGGTGCACCGTGGCCGATGGGTGACGGATCAAGAAGCCGCTACAAAAGTAGAACGACAGGGAATAGCACAAGCGCTTTTCGAAGAGGGATTGCGCAAGCGGTTTCCGTAGCACTTTATTGACAGAACGTGTATACTACACGTAGCGAATCAGGAGTAACGCGCATGAGCGACAGCCCATACAGCATCAAAGCCCTTGCCGATCGGACGCTTGAGATTCGCGTAGCCTGGGGATGGGATGCCCATAACGAGCGCTTTGTGCAGGGCGTGACGGATTTTGACACTGATAACTATCCCACGCCGCCGGTTGCCTATTACCACGGCTACACCAAAGACGGCAAGCGAAGCAAGAAGCCGATCTATATTGGCAAAACTATTAGCCGGGAAGATCGGGCCGATGGGCATTACCTCACTGCCAAGCTCAATGACAAGCCCGAAGCAGATGCAGTCTGGCAGGCCGCGCAGAAAGGCGTTGCCGCAGCCAGCCCTGGCACCGCGACACATTTGATCCGGCGCGAGGGGGATGGTACGCTCACCTACTGGCCCATTGTGGAGATAAGCGCGTGGGATAATCCGGACGGCAAACATCCCCAAGCGCATGCCTATTCGGTCGCACGCCCGGTGCTTAAAGCACTTGGCATTGACATAGACGACGACAACCCAGAGGCACTACCAGAGGCTGACGAAGCGGTAGATGCGGGGCGTCCCGATAGTACCATCAAGGAGTATCACATGACCCCCGAAGAAGTACAGGCCGCAATCACCGCCGCGCTTGACGCAGAGCGCGCTAAGGTTGCCGCCGAATCCGCCGCCGCCGCCACGCTGGAATCTGCGAAGGTTGAAGCGGTCAAGGCTGCCCGCGCGCAGTGGGAAGCCGAAAGCGCCCAGAGCCGTCGATTGCCTGATGGCAAGGCTCCGATCGTTACCGCGTTCCATGGTGTGAAGAAGTATGATCATCTGAGTGCTGATGATGTCGCATTCCTAGGCGGCATGCTGAACAGCACCAAGTCCGGCAAACTCGCATCAGATCAACTCTACCGCGCCCTGGCAATTAAGAGTGCCGAAGGAAAAGACGCCAGCGCGATCGATGTACAGCGCGCAATGAAAGCCATGGGTATTGACCCGGCGGATTTCTTGAACGCCACGAAAGCAAACGAGCTTGACTATACCACCCAAGCCGGTTTTGGTGACGAGTGGGTAGCGATTACTTGGAATAACCAGGTGTGGAATGTGGTCCGCGCCCCGGCCAGTATTACCGGGCTGCTGCCAACGATTGAGATTCCGCAAGGATCAGAGAGCGTGTATGACCCGCTTGAGGGCGCAGATCCGACGTTCTACAAGGTTGCGCAGACCACGGATAACAACGCCACCACGGGCCGCCCCGATGCGACCGTCACCGCATCCAAACTGGCAACCGATCGCGTGCTGCATACCGCAACCAAGATCGGCGCGCGTGTTGAGTGGTCGGGGGAAATGGAGGAGGATAGCATTATCCCCTTCGTGACGCAGCTACGCACCCAGTTAGCCATTGCCGCAGCTGAGAACGTTGAGCACGTTATTATCGACGGTGACACCGATCTGAGCGCAACGACCAACATCAACCTTATCAGTGGCACCCCCGGAGCCACAGCGGTATACACCTCGTTTGACGGGTTCCGCAAGTTGGCACTAGTGACGAACACCGCCAACAGCCGCAGCGCTGCCGGTGCGTTGGCTGACACTGACTATCTCAACACCGCCAAGCTCATGGGTACTGCCGGGCTGCTCGGTGCGGACACCATGCGGACCATCTTTATCCAGGACGCGAACACACGCTGGAAGGCGCTGCAATTGGCGAGCCTGAAAACCAAGGATGTGTTTAGCAACGCAACGCTAGAGAACGGTGAGATCACCGGCATTTGGGGCTATAAGGTATTCACTAGTTACCACATGCACAAGCAGAGCGCCAAGCGCATGGCTAATACCGCCGGGAAGATCGACGGCACGGATAGCAACAACACCACCGGCGCTATACTTGCCGTACGACCGGACTATTGGAAGCTGGCGTACAAGCGACGGATGACCATGGAGACCAGCCGCTTCCCAGAGGCGGATGCGAATCAAATCGTTGTCTTGATGCGTATCGGCCTCAAGTATCGCGATACCGAAGCATCAGCCATCAGCTACAACGTCGGCGTCTAGGATTAATCAGCGGCGGGGATAGCAGTATCCCCGCCGCTTGTAAGGATACACACATGAGTGATACTTATATTCCGCGCGGCGAAGGGCGGCGGCAGTTTGCGAAATCGGTATGGTTTAACCTCGATAACGGGGCTGGCACCACGATCGATGACATTCTGCTGTACGTCTCGCTGCCGATCAGCATCAAGGCGGCGCGTATCGTGTATGTTGACGCCACCACCGGCACGGTAGCAGCGGGCAATGCCAAGATTGGTACCACGGTGGGCGGGGCTGAACTGGTCGCAGCCACCGCGTACGGCAATACCGCCACGGTGGGCAGTGTCACCGCGATGACGCTCACCGCCGCCGCCGCGTATGTTGCCGCTAATACGATGATTAGTTGCCGACATACCGGGGTTGCCGCAACACAGGCAGGCCAAGCGTATGTTGAGATTGAATACGTGGTGCTCCCATGAGAGGCTTTACGTCGTGTGACATTCTGCAAACCGCTGCGGTCGCAACGGGCAATGGTACGCCCTCGCACGTCAGCGGACTCTCATGGGGCGTAGCGCAAATCGTTGGCATTACCAC